TTATACGGATTTAGGTTTCATAAAAATTGACGCCAATATTGATAAAACAAACCATACTGAATTATTAATGGCATGGAAGAAGTAAAACAATTTAAGATGTACGATTGGATAATCCCTACCCTGTCCATCTTTTGCAGATTCATCATATTGTTTGAATCCATTTTTGAGATAAAATGACACGGCATTGGGGTTATCTTTGTTTACATCCACATATTGAACCTTATGCTCTTGAATTAAAGTTTGCAGTATTTCCGTGCCATAACCCTGCTTAAAGTATTTAGGATCTAAAAATAGCATTTCCAAATTAGCTTCATTAGTCCCTGAAAATCCAATGACATCATCACCATCAAACCACAAATATGCCTCAACATGCGAGAAGTATGTTGGGATTTCCTTTTTTAGTGCTATTCTATCTTTCTCTTTTAAAAAGTCATGTGTAGCAATAACTGAACGCTCCCAAATAGCCAATGCCTTAGGATAATCCTTTTCTTGAAGCTCGATTTTATTTAATCTCATTTTCAAAACCTCTCATATTAAAAAAGGCTAGAAACCCTATCACAAAGGTATTTCTAGCCTAAAATTACATTTTAACTTCTATTCCCACTCAATCGTAAACTTTATTTTATATAATATCGTATTCTTTCAAAATAGGTTTATATCAGTAGTTATAACTGCTCAATAATCAAATTTATGTTCATACGTTTGCCCTTAGTTTCAAAAATATGCCCTTTTTTTGCCCTCTGTTTTAAAATGCATTTAATTTTAAAGATTATGCTATTTGCAATTCATTAAAACTAAAAAAACCACATCAATTAAGATACGGTTAAAGTTAAAAAGATCTATATTTAACAAGTATTATTCTAATTAAATTTAAACTTATCGTCACAAGTACGTCTACCATCTATATGCAACGAAAGGCTATCTCTAATATCAGAACCTAAAGAATCTAACACAAAATCAATCCCTTCTGTTCTTGCTAATTTAGCAGCAGGCACAAAATCACTATCCCCAGCTATTAAAACAATTTTATCTACTTGATGTTTAAATGCTAATGAAGCAATGTCTAAACCTATTTTCATATCAACACCTTTTTGTTTCAATGATAAGGTGAAGTCTTTTTCTTCCAAATCGTTTAGCTCAATACTTCTGTTCAGTAATTTTTTTGTACTAGAGTATTTTAGATTATATTCAACTGAAGATTCACTTAATTCCCCTAATCTTAATGCAACTTTTCTCTTTTTACTTATTTCTTTGAAAAAATCTTCTGTCCATTTTTTAGTATCACTTTGAGCAAAATTTATATTTCTTTTCAATAAAGGGTGATAAACTTGTTTATCAATTGGAGGACAATCATAGTAAAAAATTCTATATAATTTATTATGTATTTCTTCTTTAAAATGTGTATCCTTTAAGTGTCTATTACAATATCTATATAATTCATTAGCTCTTTCTTTCGCCGTAACCTTACCATAAACTTTTGCACTTCTTTTTCTATAATACCCACCATCTACTAAAATGGCTACTCTTTCCATTTCATCACTCCTTTATATGACAAAAAAACCCATGATTTCGAAAGCCCCATATGGTGGGGTTCCTACTCTCATGGGTGGATTTACTAAATTATCTATGACTAGATATTATCACTATCAAACTAATTTTTCAATAATTTTCTGCATTTCAAAAAAATAATATTCTTTACTCCTCAAATCTCCCTATATCATCAATAAACGTAGGTACAACCATGTTCACATCTACTTTATCTGTAAATATACTATGGTAACGACCTAATAAGTCACGTGCTTTTAAACGGTCACTAGGCTTAATAGGTACGTCTACCTTTTCCACATGCTCATTATACACAAGGTTCATGCGTCCAGTGTCTGGATTACGTTCGAATGTGCCTTTCTTAACCACAACCTCTTTAGTCTCTGTCTCATCACCAATAGCCGATTTAGTAAGTAAGTATAATATTTCTTTTGCAGACAAAATGGTATCGTCTATTATCTCATCTTTCTTACTTTTAATATATTCGTCTACTTTCTCTTTGCGCAGCAACCTACTACCCGTTACATGTGCACTATTAGGGCTATATCCTGCCTTTATAGCGCTCTGCGTAACGTTGAGTGTCTTAATATACTCATTCGCAAATCGCTCTTGTTTGGGCGTTAATTTATCCATTTAACCACTCCTTATTTTCTATAATTTTATCTATTAATTGATTAGTAAGTTGATTGATTCTGGTCACAGATAATTCAAAAATTTGAGCTATATCTTTGACGGAGCGTCCACTACGCAAAAGTAAAAACAAAATCAATTCTCTTTGCGTACAAATACGGTCTACTAATGTCTCTAGCTCATTCATGTAAATATGGTTATCAGTATGTGTAATTTCCGATGAATATAACTCAACATCATCATTCAACATAAAGAAATCATCAGCAGAAACCTCTTCCTCAACATCATTCACGTAATTATGATAGTTTAATATAAACGTTTTAAGCGTCTCTTTATCACCAACAAACATAATCACACCACCATAGCTTGTTGTGGCTCACTAGCCTTAGTTAAAGGCTTACCATGACCAACGTTGAACAAATCTACCTGCAAACGTTCAATGAGCTTGTGTTCTTTTATACGTCCATGTGATTGCATGTATCTAACCACCTGCTGTTGTTCTCCTTTTGTATAGGTATTTAGCACCTGCTTTAATAAGGATAGACGTACCGATGAATCATTTTTAAATCGTTTCAAATCAGCTTTCTTTTCACAAATCCATATCACAAGTTTATCAACTGGATATGAGACAGAAATCACTCCCATAATATCGTCACATGTCGTTATCGAAGTGCTTAAGTGATACATTTCGCTTATATGTGACTGGGCTAATTTAATTTTAGAATTGATATACTTTGGATTGTATTTGGTCAACAACTCATATTCTGAGATTTTTGTTTGTTGATATGGTGCACTAATATTTTCGTCCACAATGATACCCCCATTATATAGAATGAGCCTACCCAATAAAGGATAGGCATTTGAGTAATGTTTTATTGTCTATAAGCGTAGGCTTGCTTTCTTGCACCATCTTTTTTAGCTTTAGCATATTTTAATTGCTCGTTATATCTGTCTGCCAATGGTTTGATAACAACGTAACCGTCTTCATCTTTGTTAATGACTGAACCACTGTTCTCCATACCGATTTGTCTTAAAATATTATATTGATATGCTAAATCGTTATATTCTTCATTATTTTCATACGGGTGTAAAACCATTCGTTTTAATTGTGTGAAAGTACCTAAAATTTGCCCTCGCTCATTTTCAGAAAAACGATTTTCATAAATATTTTGTAATAAACTTAATTCATATACCCCTATCTCTTTAGGGTCAACATTTCTGACATACTCAATGATTTCTGAGTTATCGTAAAAAGAAAATCGAGCTTTTAAATTTTGTCTATTAATTAATTCAGCTTGTGGGTTTGAAATATTTTCGGTTGTCGATTCCTTTTCGATTTCTTCTAAACGATTTTCAATATTCTTAATCTTATCACTAGCAAATTGTTTAAATTCATTTTCAATTTGAGTTACTTTCGGTTTTTGTTTCTCATCAATCGCATCTAATCTATAACCACGTTGATACATAATAAATGTTTCTTCTAAAAATTCGTCTACTTTATCCAATAAATCTTTGTATTTTCGATCATTAAAAAGTACGTCGTAGGCACTTCCTGTTTTGGTTGCGTTTGTATTGTACATATATAAACCTCTTTCGTTTTAATTTTATAATTCGATACGTTTTAAAGCCTCATAGCGTCTCATACTACCGTCTGCTAACTTCTTAAGACTTTGCATTGCTTGGTGCTTTTCTTCATTAGTAGTGATGATATAGTACCCACGTTCGTTCTTTTTATAGCTGCACCCAATCGGGTAACCATAATCATCAATCAGCTTACTAATAGCATTTCTTAACCATCTTTCATTAGTTGAGTTATATTCATATCCCATTAAGTTAAGTATCTTGGACTTAGTTATATACTTATCTTTTGAGTTTTGAATAGTATCATAAATCCTTAAATATTCGTTTGGTACCTTTATTTTTTCTTTTTCAATTACTTTCACGGTTATAACCTCCATTTATTAGCTGGACGTTACCACGTAATAAAAATGTAAAAAGGAGTAGTTTTTTTACTTTGAAACGAGAATTCTTACTACCTTTATTATACTAATTTTATCCCTAAAAAAGCAAACTTATGTTCTCTGTTTTGCTGATTTTAATTATTTCTTATCATCCGGATTAAATACTGATATAACAATATTAATAAAGATTTTCATACACTTTCACAAACTCCTTTAATAAGAACAAACGTTCTATTATAGAGTATGTTTTTGCCCTTTGTGAAATTTTGGACACTTAGCTTTTTTTAGTTTATTTTTTCATCTAACCTTATCATTTTTTCTTGGTTACCTTTGTATAACCTTTGTATTTTTGCAAAGTCCAAATCTGAACTCTGCTAAATATTTCAGATATATTAAAATCAATTTTATCCCCCTAAAAAATTAGCATTATTTAGCATTATAAAAGCCATGCACCTATCAAAGTGCATGACCTATAAATTTACGCTTTCACTCCATTGTAATAAGACTGTTTCAATTCATTCAGTCGCTTAATCAATGCCTTACTATCATCTTCATTCGCCTGTTCATTCTGAATAAACTCAGTAATGATTTTCAAGCCTTCAACTAATTCTGGTGCTGGATCATTAATTCCAGTAGCTAACTGATACAACATTTCTATATTACCTATAACATCTGCATTACTAGATTGAACGCCCTCAAGTTCATCTATATTGAAATCTTTACTCATGTAGTCGAACATGTCACTATTGTTACTTTCTGCAAATGTTTCTAGGCCATACATGAAATAATCATTATCAAACATGAAACTAGCCATCATATCGCTTATAGTGTCATGTGTACCATCATGTAAATCATAACCAGTATAATACCCCTCAATGCTCTCTATAAGTTTCTCAGTATGCTTTTCTGACGCAATCTCAAAAGTTTTTCTCACTTCACAATCTTTTATTAATACATGAGCATACATCTTCCCTTTACTTACTAGATACACAACATTAAACGGATCGTTATATATCTTAAATGCAAAAGGTAATTTATAACTACTTTCACATAAACCAGTAAAATAACTTAATAATGTTGCTGCTCTAGTTTCAAATTCATTTGCTATAATTTCTACGTTCATACTATACACGTCCCCTTCTTCTAATCATCAAATTTTCGTTATCTTTTCCAACTTTGCCGATACTTTCAAATTTATACTTTTTAAAATATTTTGTATTTTTATCGCTCTCAGTCCATAAGCAAGCCTCAAGATTTAGTTTTGTAGAAATTGCAAATATATCTTTTAATAGCATTTTGCCATGTCCTTTTTTAAGCGAATTTAAATTATCTATTTCAATGATCCAATCACTATAAAAATATTGTTTAAGTAACGGATTAGGCTTTCTAATATTAAACTTTATGAGTGCTTTGAAATCTTTAGTAATCAATGATATATCCCCACCAAAACAATAGAGATAATATTTCTTGTTTAACAAAATTACTTCTTGAATAAAGATTTTGTGAGTTTTAGTAGAATTAGTCAAAAGACTAATAATCAAACCTTTAGCCATGTTTTCTTGTTCCTTCTTCACATGCTGCTGAAATTTATTATTATTTATAAACATCTTAAATTGTTGGTGTCCAATTTCTGTTATTGTTGGCATAATTGACCTCCATGTTAATTAAATGTGGTGCTAGTACCCAATGCGTACCCGTTATTAATTATTGAGTGGGTACTCTTGAAATCGTTGATAGACAAGGATTTAAGATTATTAGTACCCGTTGTACCCGTTAAAATACTTTTAGCATGTACATTTAAATAGTGAGTATTAATTAGTTATAAAATCTAAATTTCTTAAAATTATATACACTATTATTAATTAGTGGGTACTTCGGGTACTATCTTTTTCAAATCTTGATATTACAATGTTTATCGAGTACCCGTTTTTTATTTCTAAGTGGGTACTCAACGGGTACATGTGGTACTTTTTAAAATTCTGAATGTGGATTGTGAGAATTTGAAAAATCAAATCCCATTTCTTTTATGACTTCATCTTTAATAGCAAAACCTCTATGTTTTTTAGTCTCATGTCTAACTTGTATTTGTAAACGATCTTTTTCTTTCTTAACTAAATAACTTTTTTTGTCCCATTGTTTTGTTATAGTTTGCATTTCATGACCTAATATATCTTTGACTGTATCGCCTAAAATACATAAGTAACCCAATTTATATATTGCTTTAACTTCTCCATTTTTAACTGGACTATATCCATCACCAGTAATGTTATTTCGATTAGCGTCTAAATATTGCAACATATCCTCAAGCACTTGTTTAGGTTTATCTATTGTTTTATTATTCTTCAACATATTTTCATATGCTTGGTTAATAATCTTATAGTAATCATGTTCAAAGCCATCAATATCATTAAGAATTTCACCAGTAAGCTGTAATAAGGCAAAGCACTTCCCAATACGTTGCATTACTTCATTAATACCTTTTTCATTAAAGTATCTTAAATAGCTTTCAAAACTTTCTTTGTATTCATCTTTTTTTGATTGATATTGTTTAAAAAATTCAATTCCTAACGTTCCGTAATTCTCTCTAAATTCATGATCTAATGAGATGAAATCAAAATTATCTGGATAAGGTTGTTCTTCTAACGTAACAACACGAGCCGATACACCAGCTTTATCATCTGCCATATTCGTAATTGAGGCCTCACCAGTAGAAAGCATGATATTTTTCCATTCTTTCTTTTCATCAATAGTTAAATTCTTATTACTTCGACTTTTACTTTCACCACTTGAATAGTTGTAGACTGCATTAGCTATAAAATTAGGTGATATATTACGTGTATCATCTTTAAACATTGGAAAAGAGTTCAAAAATGCAGCCATAGCCTCAATACTATTTCTAGTAGAACTCCATGTAGTTGTAAGGTCAGTAGTTCCCCACACACTAGCTACTAAATTTAAAGTGAATGTTTTACCTGTTGAAGTACTTCCAGCAAGTTCAACAATGAATGGCATAATATCAAATTCATAAAGTAATACCGAACCTAGTGAGGCATATAACATCACCATAACCATAGGTAAATCTTTAATTTTTATAAATACTTTTTTTGAATAATCTTCGATTGTCCCTTTAGATTTAAATGAATTTACTAGTTTTTGAAAGCCTTTATCGTTATTAAAAAATTTGATATTTTTATGTTCCATTTCATCTTTGTAAGGATAAATAAAATAATCTTTTACATGACCTAATCGAGTTGCTACCTTTATATTGATAGGCGGACTATATCTCTTAGATTGATTAATATAATCAACTAATTTTGATGAAGTATTTGAAGTTACATCTAGTTTCCTATTTGCTAGTTTGAGGAGTTGTCTATTATCAGTGATTTCTTCGGCAGTAACATTTAAATTTACTGGTGTTCTATTATCAAAAAAGTGTATGTTATAACTCACTTCACCATTTTCAATATTTTCATATCTAGTATCGATTTCTGGAATAGTAGTAGTGATAAATCTTTCTTTATCTGGTTCACCATCTTTTCTACTTGGGATAATTTGGTAAAGTGCTGCACCATAACTATTAGTTTTCACTTTATAACCATCTGGAATAAAATCATGTGTGTAAGATTTTCGGTTTAAATTTTCATTGATTTCATTCAAAATTTCATCATTAGTAAATTTCATAGAAAACTCCTCTCTAATTGTTGTAATGTTTTTTCATAATAGAATAAAAAGTAGTATTAATTTCACGTTCATTCATTGGTGGCGTGCATGATTGCCCCCACATCTGGGCAAAAGAATAGATAATGTGTTCATTTACTCTACGATTAAATAAGTGTCCTAAAATGCTTGCTAGTGAAGAATTACGCCCACCTTCACTAACGCCAAAGGCTTTTTCTTCCCAATGGCTTGGATCACGTCTTTTAAAATTTCGAGTAGAATTTTCTTGAGTAGAAATATCAAATAATTTAGCCCATTTTTTAAGTGTTGATTTATCTAAAATTGCAGCGTCATTATATTGAAATTCAAACGGACTATCACTACTTTTTCTGACTGGTAACGCCATAGCCCTAGACGGTTGATAACTTCCTTCATCAATTTTGCACGCAATTTTTTGTGCTAGTGTTCTCACATATGCACGATATTCATTAGCACTTATACGCTCACTCAGTGGCACATACAAGCGTATTCTAGGACTTTCATTTGTGTGTCTGAATGTAGTATGCCAAAACCATGCAAAGCCTTCTAATTCGCTTTTAATTGACTTGTGTAGCATGCTTAGATCATCTTCATCATCATAATCAAGTACAAGTACATCTCTATAAAGTACATTGTCATCATTTCTATATTTTCGATATTCATTACCTTTATCATCTACACCATCAGCAACATCACCATATACTGCTGTTCCTCTAGCGTACTTATTTCCATTATTTTGTGGAATTGATAAACGACTAATCAATTCACTCCACTTAGGTTGAGAGAAGTTTTTGAATGAAGTTGATTTTTCGTTTCCATACCAAACCACACTCACTTGAGTATCATTTTCTAATTGAATTACGCTCAATTTTATGCCTCCAATGTATTAAAACAAGAGCAAAGATGTTATAATACAAATGGAGTATTTTCTTATTGCTCTTGTGTTTTATAAATTTTGTATATTATGCGTTATCTGATTTAGTCGCCAAACTATCGTTATCAGGTAACGTTTTTTCTATTCTTTTAAACCTTTCAATAAGTTCACCGAAATCTTTTTGATACATCAGCATTAAATCAATTGTTTGTGAATTCTTTATTCTATGTTCATGATATCTCCAACCATGTTCTAAAATATCTTTTTTATTTAACATATAGCTAGGATCATGAGTGAAATACTCATCATTAAACCACACAAAAGAAGTCACAACGTCATCAATTTTTTCTTTTAAAACTTCTATATCACTTAATACATTACTCAGTTCAAAATTCATTTATTACTCCTCCAATCTTTCAACAAAAATTGTCATTTCTTCAATAGCTAATTTTAATCCTGCAATATCGTCTTCAGTTAAGAATTTACTAATATTAGAATCTTCGTAAATGCTAGGGAAATCTATGAAAATATCTATTGCTGATAGTAAATCTTCGTATTCTCGATAATCTGCAAGAATTTCTGAAATTTCATTATCACTTAAATATGGATATTCACTTTTAATAACTGATACATTTTTAGAATGACGTTTTTGTAATAATTTAATCATTTTACTAGTATGTTTTTTACCATTCACCATATGCTCATAGTTCAATTTTCCTTTGATATTTTTAAAATCTTGATTAGTTAAATTTTTCATTTTTTCATTTTCCTCTCTGAATTTATTTGTTGCGTTTAATTTTTGATTATTGTTCATTTACTACTCCTCCATTTTCTTCAATATTTAATGCTGAGATTACACTACCTAACATGTAAATAGTAAAAGCTACATGTATTCCTAAAAGCCAACCACTAAGGAATGAAATTAATGAGATGAGTAATAATTTAATTAGGAATTTCATCATTATCATCACCTTCCTATTTATAAAAGATAATATAATCTTCATGTTGCTCTTTAATTTTTTCGATTAATTCATTGATACTTTTTTGTAATAAAAATAAATCGTTCAAATCATCTTCACGAGAAAATTTTGCTAAATTTTGCATATCTCCATCCATAGCATCTAATAGATTTCTAGCATCTCCATATGTTTTAAATACACGTCTGTACATTAGTGCTAAGGAACCAGCTAATTTATCATTTTCTTCTGGTTCCATGCCCCAACGTTCAAAAAGTACTTTGATTATTGCTCTATCTCTGTTAAATCTTTCATCAAAAGTTAAATTCTCTTTTGAGCCTATACGATCTGCATATAATTGATACATAATATTTTTAGTTTGTTCTTTACTTAATGTTTTCATTTTAAAAACTCCTTTGATTTATAAATATTTTTTGTGTTTTGCTTTCAAATAATTTTCAAACTGTTCTACGTTCACAAGTGTTAGTGTGCTGCTAATGTCAATATACATATCTTCAATACCTAAATTGTCATCTTCATAAGACTTTAGAAGTCGGTAGAAAGTTGAATAACTAATATTGAAAATTTCACAGATTAATTTCGGCTTTGCATACTTAACTGGGAATACGATTTGTTTTTCTTCAAGTGCTGTATTCTGCTTAGTCGGCAAATCTTGCAGCTTTACATGTGGCATATTTTAGACCTCCTCTTTTTCTTTAATTCCGAAAAATTCATTCGGTGTAACTTTGAAATAGTCACATAATTTCATAACTGTTTGCATATCTGGGCTTTTAGTTCTCTCATGGTACAAACCATGAATTGTAGTTCTTGAAATTCCAGTTTCTTTGCTTAATTTCAAAGCACTTACTCTATCTCTGCCCATTAGCATACTTAAATTGTTATTCATATATTACCCTCCTTTGTACATATGTATTTTTATATTTTTGTATATTTCATATGTACAAATATAGCTTACACATAATAAATATATCTGTCAATATGAATTTTTTGTAAAAATGATTGTACATATAAACTTTTGAAGATAGAATATAATTAACTAGATTTTCTTTAAAGGAGATTTGATAATGAATTTTGGTGAAGTATTAAATAAATATAGAGAAGAATTAAGTTTATCGGTTAATAAATTAGGAGAGTTAGCAGATGTTTCTCCAACATATATAAGTAGAATTCAAAACAATTCTGAAAAAGTACCATCAAAAAAAGTTACGTTTAAATTGATGAAAGTTTTATTTTTACAGAGTGTTGAGAAAGAGTGGGAGGAAATAAATGTGTTAGATGATTTTATAATTGCTTATCTATTTAAAGGCATTAAAAATCACTCTGAATTAAATAAAGATGAACTTGAAGATTATAGAAAATTATTAGAAGAATTTTTTGAATTCCTAAAAACTACTTCGGATAAAGAAATAACAGAATTATATAATATGAGTAATAAAATATATGAAAATAAAATTATTATGAAAGACGATCTTTCTTTCGATACTACAGATGACAAAGAAAAATTGACTAAGTATTTATTAGACAAGCCTATATTTGACTTAGAATGGTATCTAACGCAAAATGAATTCGAAATTCTAGCACCACGAAATATAATTACAAAAAATGATTATACAGATATAGATTACAATGTAATAACGGAGAAGGATAAAGAAATTATTTGTAATTTAGTATTTGCATTTTTAACAACAAAATACAAGAAAACTTATAAGAAGAACTCAAAAGAGTTTTTTCGTAAAATTTTTGAAAATTCCATACAACCTCTTAATAATAAATAAAATTGCCATAAACAAAATTTAAATTAAAGGCAACTCCTTTGTGATAAAAATTTTTATTAAATATTAATATATCAATTAAGCTGGTGGTTCTATCGAACAATGTCTGACACACCATAGAAAAATGAATATAAAGGATAATAAAATTAGGGAGTTACATATAAAATGAAAAAGTTTCTTATACTTTTATTAAGTAGTTTATTAGTTCTAGCTGCATGTGGTAAGAATTATGAAATCAGTGATATTACAAACAAATTTAAAAAAGAAGGTTTAAGTGTAGAAAACTTACGAAAAATGGAACGTGAAGATTTTGGTATGGCACCAATGAAAACTGAAAATGCTAAAATATTCACTGTTTCAGATGGTAAAAATGCACGTATCTTAAAATTTAAAAATGAAGATGACCTAAAAGAAATGAAAAAATATTACGAAGAATTAGGTAAATCAAGCGCAGCGTTCTATTCTCATGTATACACTAAAGATAAATTTTTAATTCAAATGAATGGCGATATCGACGATCATGTATTTGAAAAATATAAAAAGGCTATGAATGAGGCATTAGATTAATTTAGGGTAGATAACTACCTTTACTTTTACTTTAAATAAAGGAGCATACATATGAAAAAATTCTTAGCATTAATTTTCGCAAGCACATTAATTTTAGGAGCTTGTGACACTAAAGATGTAGAAGATAGCGCAAAGAAAAGGAAAGATCCTAAAACTGAAGTGGATGATAAAGGTAGAGCTAAGGGTGAAAAAATTGAAAAAGAACTAAAATAATATTTCACAGATTAATTATTTCACCATCCTAGTGGCGGTTTAATATAAATAAAGGAGGATTTTATGTTAATACTCATCATTATTATATTTTTAATAAGTGCCATTTTGTATATATTAAGTTTCTTTTTAGCTCAAAATGAAGGTTTATATTATAAAAATAACTGTAGAACTATATCTATTATTTTTATTGCAATTGGGACGCTTTGCTTAATGGGTTACCTTGTGCAGTATTTATCTTCGCATTATTTAGGAATATAAAACTTAAGGAGGAATTGAGATGTTCGAAAAATTATTAACTTCAATAGGTATAGAATCATTAGAAATAAACACTGTGTTAAAAACACAACAAGTTCATAGTAATGGTGTGTTGGACGGGAGCGTGGTAATAGAAAGCGGCGCATCTGAACAAACTATTAATCGGATTGAGCTTACATTAATTGAAAGATATGATAATCCTGATAAGCGAAGTCAATTTCCTATTTTAGAAAATGAATTACAAACATTTACTTTACACGTAGACCGTAGTATATGTGAAAATACCAAAGAAATTGAACATTTCCAATTTAATATTGATGAACTAGAATTTAAAACTAATCCTAATAAATTGATTTTAAAAACACATGCTTACCTTTCTCATTCTGTTGATGCTTACGATGAAGATGAAATAAGGTTGATTGATTAATTGTGTTCTACTTTTTCAACATAAATAAGGAGATTGAGGGATGGAAAAACTTGATTTACACAAGCTTAATGATGAACATGTAAAATCATTGATAAATGACTTAAAGTACCCAACGACTCATATTGATGAAATCGAAGTAATAGGGAAAGTTATTTATAACTACCAAACTTTCGATTAATAGCGCCCTAGTGGCGCTTTAATATGAATTAATTTAAAGGAGAAATGTAGAATGTACTTTAATGATTGGAAAGTTACTATTAACGGAAAAGGCTCACATGATGTTGTGACAAATGAAGATACTTTGTTAATTTTGCAAGATTATCAACATGTTGAAATAGCATTAAAATTAGTAAATGATACTATTCAAGTGAAATCATTAGGCTATGGAGAGGATGTATGTATCAACCCTATAACAAAAGAAATCACAGTTAATGTAACAAACTTACTAGAAGATGATGAATAATTAAACAAAAGAGAAAAAATTCATAATATGTTAAGGAGGCTCTTACACATGTGGCATGAGAAATTTACTAATAAACATGGTGAAACTCAATATCGCTATTATGAGAAGTATAAAGATCCACTCACAAATAAATGGCGACGTGTTAGCGTGGTACTTAATAAGAATGGTAAGCAGTCACAAAAAGAGGCTCAGAAACGCTTAAATGAGCGTATAGAGGCAAAGTTGAACGACAAGACACCTACTACACTCAAGACGCTAACTTTCCATGCTGCATGTGATGAGTGGTTTGAACATTATAAATTAATATCTGGGTCTAAACAGTCAACTATTACTACTAAAAGCTATAAGGTTGCTCACATCAAAAGAAATATAGACAAAGATATTCTTGTTCAAAATATGAATGCTAAAGTTATACAAGATTTAATTAACTCATCATTAAAAGATGGACTAAGCCATAAAGTAGTTAAAGACGATTTAAGTATCATCAAAAATATACTTCGATATACTCAAAAGAAATATAACATCACTGATATATCGTACATAGATGATGTTGTTATGCCTAAAAAAGCGACTACAAGAGAAGAAATTAAAGCTAAACGTGAGAATTATTTAGAAATGACTGAAATTCTGGCTATTGCTGAAGAATTAAAACGCATAGCAAATAAAAAGCGTGCTAGTTATATGAAAAGATCATATTTATTTACTGCTTACATAGTTGAATTTCAAGCATTAAATGGCATGCGTATTGGCGAACTCTTAGCAATTCAACCAGATAATATTGACTTTGAAAATAAGAAACTTCTCATTGATGGAACTATACACTGGCGTAAAGATGGTAACAAAGTAGGTTTCAAAGATACCACAAAAACAGCGTCATCTTATCGTACTATATCTTTAACTACTAGAAGTTGTGACATTTTACGTAGGATTATGTTAGAAAATAAGAAAGCTGTTCAATGGGAAATTATGTATGTGGATAGGGGCTTTATATTCACAAGTCATAGAGGCAACCCTTTACCTCTTACATCAATTAATAGGAACATACAAATAGCTGCTCAAAATATAGGAATAGAAAAGCATGTGACAAGTCACACCATGCGTCATAGCCATATCTCATTACTATCTCAATTAGGTGTTTCACTGCGTGCAATTATGGAACGTGTGGGTCATACAGACCATAAAACCACATTACAGATATATAGTCATGTTACTGAGCAAATGGATAAAGATATGATGAGTAAGTTAGAGAAAGTAGGCGTTAATTAA